ATTAAAACTACGGACACAATGGTCATCCGCAACACTATTTAAGAGAGCAGAAAACTCTTGGGTAGTATACGGCGACCTGAAGTCATAAGGAGAATTATAAATGAGTAAAAGATCTGGTAGAAAATCACAAGCAGCAAACGATTTCTTAGAGCCAAAACCTGTAGAAAACTTAACCGCTACAGATGTAGGAACATCTAGAACATTTAATAACGGAGCAGCAAATTTATCATGGTCTCTACCAGCTGGCTCACCAGAGGCTACAAGTTATTCAATAACAACAACACCGTCAAGCAGAACAGAAACAACTAGTTCAACATCATTTCAATTTACAGGACTGTCTTCAGGCACATCATATACATTCTCAGTAGTTGGAAGCAATGCAGCAGGATCTTCTGCTGCAACAGAGTCTAGCTCTGTATTAATTACTACTGTGCCAGCAAAGCCAGTTTCTGTAAGCGCAGCATCGCCAAGCGCTGATCAAGATGTAGTATCCTGGTCAGCAGGAGCAACTGGTGGTAAAGCAATTACTAGCTTTACAGTTGTTTCATCAGATGGACCTTCATATCCAAACTCTACGTCACCAAAAACTATTTCAGAAACAGCAAATACATCACAAACATATACTATTTATGCAATTAATGATAATGGAACATCAGAAGGAGAAACTACTAATTCAGTTACAACAACAGCTCCTTACTTCCCACCGTTCTTCCCGTTCTTCCCACCGTTCTTCCCATTCTTCCCGTTCTTCCCACCATACTTCCCACCGTTCTTCCCGTTCTTCCCGTTCTTCCCACCATACTTCCCACCGTTCTTCCCGTTCTTCCCGTTCTTCCCACCATTCTTCCCACCGTTCTTCCCACCAAGATTCGGTCCTTACTTCCCACCGTTCTTCCCACCAAGATTCGGTCCATTCTTCCCAGCATGTGTTGATGGAGATACTTTAATATTAACTAGCGAAGGCACAAAGCCAGCAAGAGAAATTAAAGTTGGAGATAAATTGTTAACAGTTGATGCTCTAGGTTTAATAAATCAACCTAACTCAACTCCTCTTGAAATAAACGTTCAAGACTTAATGATAACCAACCTAGCACACACAGAGGTTACAAATGTGATAGTCTCAGACAAGCAAGACAGAGTTTACTTTAATGAAAACAAAGAAGCTCAATTTACAGAGACTCACCCAATATTTGTAAAGCGTAATAACGAATATCGTGTAGTCGAGGCAGGTACAGTTCAAGAGGGAGATATATTAATAAATATCTCAGTAGATAACTTATCTGAATCACTAGATATGAGTAAAGTAATATCAGAAGTTAAAGTATCTAAAGTAAATAAAATAACTTTAGAGTTAGCAAAAGATGTTTATACATTTAGTTGCAGCCCACATAATTGGTACTTTGCAGGAGATATATTAACTCACAATAAGTAATAGATTAATAATCAAAACCCCCCAAAAGGGGGTTTTGGTATTCTTGACAATATATATATAATTATATATAATATATTTCTAGCAGAAAGAATAAAATGTCAGATATTTATGATATAGACAGCAATCCTTGGTTTACAAAAGATAGATCAGAATCAACTTCCTTTAGAGTAGAAAGATCTTTTGAAAATATTAAAGTTTTAAATCCAGGAATTGGATTAAATATCTATCAGTCAGCTATCACAGATGATGTTTGTAAAAAATCAATTAAAACATTAGAAGATAAATTAACTAATGGTAAAATTTATAAATGGTCAGAAGCACAAGTTACAACTTCCGACAAACCAGTAAAATCTGCAAGAGACTGTGTTGATTTTAAATTTAAGCCAGAAAACCTTGGACAAAGAAATGAAAACAATTCAGAACTTTTAGATATGCATCAATCAATATATGATGTATTAAAAAAATGTATAGATGATTATTGTAAATATTGGGGAATTAATGTAATATACTATGAAGCATTTAACTTTGTAAAATACACAAGCCCAGGACAACATTTTAGGGTTCATGCAGATCATGGACCGCATTATAATTGTACAGTATCTGCTGTAATTTATTTAAATGATGATTACGAAGGCGGAGAAATAGCGTTTCCAAGATTAGACAAATTAGTATACAAGCCAAAACGTGGCGATGTAGTAATATTCCCATCAAACTATATATACGAGCACTCTTCAGAACCAATGATTTCTGGAGACAAGTACTCAGTTGTAGTTATGATGGATATTAACCTATTAGGACATAAGGAGAACAAATAATGAATAAACAAACTTGGTCAAGCGCAGAAGATTTAGGATCAGGAATTTGGGTATATAGAGATGTTTTAACAAAAGACCTAGACATTATTAATAGACTAGAGTCAAATCTAGATGGCAGTACTCCAGGATGGACATGGCAGCCAGCCTATGTAGGATATCAAGAAAGAATGCCAGAATACAGAGAATGCGTTGATTTTAAATTTAAAAAATCAGATATAGCTAATGACAAATCTCCTATATCATTAAAAATGCAAGAATTGTGGCAAGATTGCTATGACAGACAAGCACCAGCAGTAGATGACTATTGCAAAAAACATAATATACATAGACTACAATATTGGGAAGCTTTTAATTTTATTAAATATGTTCCTGGTCATCATTTCATGGAGCACCATGATCATGGATTTTCATATAACTGCACAGTCTCTTTGGTAGGTTATATTAACGATGATTACGAGGGCGGAGAATTATATTTTAGACTACAAGATTTAAATATTAAACCAAGGGCTGGCGACTTATATATATTCCCTTCAACATACATGTACCCCCATCAGGCTAAAGTAGTTAAGTCTGGAACTAAATATTCTTTGGTTACAATGCTAGATTACAGCGCAAAGTTTCATACACCAGCAATGTATGAAGACACTGGTGACTAATGCCAATATTAAAAGCATATAAAACAAACCCAAATTCATTTATACTGGATCCAATTTCAGTAAAAAGAGACTGGATGGATGAAACTCCTGACGGACACGCATATAGGTGTTTCCCAGTAACTATGGCCAATACTATAGGCTGGACGCTGTCCTGTCCAGTAGACGTTTCATTTATATGGGATGGGAAAATAGACACAACCCCAGACAGAGTTAAAATTTTGTCAGGAGAGCAATATTGCTATACTGGAAGAGGGCAGGGCTCAGTAAGTTTTAATACAGGACTTATATTAAAATCAGAAAAAAACATAAGCGTACTAAGCATTACTCCACAAAATTATTTTTATGAAGATTTTGAGGTAATGTCATCTTTAATAAGTACATCTTTTTTTAATGTAGATTTTCCATTAGCAATTAAAGTTAAAATTCCAAACAAAGAAATTACTATAAAAGCTGGAACACCAATTGCTACAATTATTCCAATTTCTCTTACTTCTTTAAAAGATGAATCTATAGAAATAAATAATTTTATATCTACTGATGAATATAGAGATAAATTAAAAAAATATGGAGACGCAGCACAAGTAATAAATCAAAGTGGAAATTGGACAGATTGGTACAGAGATGCTATTGACGAAACTGGTAATTCTATTGGTGAGCACGAAGTTAAGTCTTTAAAGCTTAAAGTAATAGATAATACAAAAGAACAAAACAATGCTTAATAAAATCAAATTTGTTTCTAACAGGCCGTGGTTAAATAAAAATAGTGTATCTAAGCCAATGCCTGCAATTAAAGAAATCCCAGATTGGTTTAGAAAAGCAGATAGGTTTGCAATTAACCCAATTACAAAAGATTATTGGCAAGGACCAGATGGGGGAAAAATTCCTACATGGAAAGCTTGCCCAGCAATATTTGATATATTAGGTACAGGGTATGTTTTAAAAACGCCATGTGATGTTAAATTTTATTTAAAAAATAATAAAATGTCTGTTGAAATTAAAGAACCTAAATTTAAAGATTTTTGTTCTGAAAGACAACCAATGCCACAATTCGTACACCCACAAGGATACTACAAAGAACATTTTGCCTGGTATCCAGATTGGGCAATAGAACTACCAGAAGGATATAGCGCTTTATACACAACACCATTTAATAGATTTGATTTACCATTTTTAATGACAACTGGAATTGTAGATAATGATAAAATTAATTTGCCAGGAACTATGCCATTTTTTATTATTAAAGGGTTTGAAGGCGTAATTCCAGCAGGAACACCATACGCACAAATAATTCCATTTAAAAGAGAAGACTGGGATTCAGACATTATAATAGAAAACCCAAATAACTTGCATAAAAAAAATCAAGAAAATAGCAATAAATATAGAGTTAAAGATGGTGGAGTATATAAAAATGAAGTTTGGTCTAAAAGAGTTTATGAATAGAATGGTATAATGAATATATGGATAAAGAATTAGCAAACGGTGCACATAATTGGGAAAATAGAGTATCAATAACCCCTCCAGGATTTTTTGGGACTTCTGCAGATCAAATACAATCAAGAGAAAATTTTATGACAGAAGAAGAAAAAATATTTTTGCTAAATGCAGCAAAATCAATTAATGAATGGGACAAGACAGAAACTCATTACAATGATGATGGAATTGTAATATATGATTCATCTTATTGGGACAATAGAGTTGCATCAAGACCAATTTTAGATTCAATAGATCCAGAAATTTCTATTGTTATTGAAAACCTTGTAAAAAGACTTAAAGTAGAAGTTGATAATTTTTTTAATGTCGATGCAAAACCCACTAGTCCAGCGATAGTAAGATGGATGCCTGGATATAAACAGGAACCGCATGCAGATAAACAATTACAAAATGGAGAGCCAAATGATTTTCCTTGGTACGATTTAGCTGGATTATTTTACCTTAATGATGATTACGAAGGCGGAGAACTATATTTTTTAAATCAAGGAGTAGAGTTTAAACCAAAACCAGGGGCAGCTTATTTTTTCCCAGGAGATGTTGGATATAGTCATGGAGTTAAAGAAATTACAAGTGGAATTAGATATGTAATTCCATTTTTTTGGACAATATTAGAGCACACTGGAGATAAAAAACCATGAATAAAGAATTAGAAATTATAAAGCTTTATCCAAAAATACATATATATAGAAATGTTTTTAATGATGTAGATTTATTTTTGGAAAAAGCAAAAAAATGTGTTGGTTGGGAAGAATGGTATACATTTGGAACAATGATGGCTCTTCAAGAAATGCCAAATAGATTTACATCATTTCCAACAAGAGAAGAATATATAAACGCTAGACGTTGGCAAGTAGGAACCGAAAACGATGATTTAAGGGCGGATTTAACAAAAGAAGTAGGGGAAATCTTTTATGATGTAACTAGTAATTTTTTAAATTCTTATCCAGACATATCTTTTAATAATTGGGTCAAATACCCAGCATCAATAAATAAATATTTTGAAGGTGCTGGGATAACAGATAATTATGCTATGAACTATCATACAGATTTTGTACAATTAGAAAAAGATGCACCAGGAATTAAATTTGGAATTACTACAACATTTTATTTAAATGATGACTATGAAAATGGGGAAATTTGTTTTAAAGTTGGTGATGATATATTGTCTCACAAACCTAAAAAGGGAGACGTAATAGTATTTCCTTCCGCACCACCACACTATCATGCAGTTAGAAGAGCAGAAGGCACAGATAGGTATATGATTAGATCATTTTGGCAATTTGATTACGAAGGATCACCAGAATGGATAGAAAATGAAAATAAATATGGTAAAGAAATTTGGGATAAAATGGAAAAAGACAGAATTAAAGAAAATAGAAATGTAGGTCAAATTGATGCTGAAGAATTACATAAATTGTTTGGCAAAAATAATGGATTGCATTTATGAAGCAATGTACTTGTGGAAGATCAAAAGCTTACCCATATTGTGACGGAACACATAAAAAGAAAAAGGAGTCATTAATGAAAAACGGAATGATAGATGTTTTAGATAGTAGCAAATTTATTATTTTACAAGACGAAGAAATTCCAGAAAGTAAAGCTGGAGTACTTGGAGTATATACTAATAAAATTGTAGAAATACCTAATTTTATAGACCCAGAAATTGTTCCAAAAATGATTAATTTTTTTGAAAATTGTAATGTTGATTGGGGAGATATTGCGTTTTATGGTTCCTCTGGAAAAGGAATTATGACAGATTCTGAAACAATGAAAAAATTTGAACTACCAGATGGATTTTTTGATAAGTTAAAAAATAAATATCAAGAAACAGTAGAATTGGTATTTGGTAGAGAAGTTAGAGCAAATACCTCTCATGCACAAAAATGGGATGTTGGAGGGTTTGCAAGCCCACATTCAGATAATTCAGATAATAAAGGAGAGCCTAATGCTTTCGCAATAAATAAATATGTAGGAATACTTTACCTTAATGATGATTACGAAGGCGGAGAATTGTATTTTTGTGACAAAGATAACGAAATGAAAACCTACTTATCCTTTAAGCCAAACGTTTATTCTTATTATGTTTTCCCTGGAGGATATGAAAATATTCACGGTGTCTCAGAAATAACCAAAGGTACGAGATACACCATGGTTTCATTTTGGGATTACGCAGATTCAGTTTACGATCAAGAAACATTAGATAGATGGGAAGAAGAAGAAAAGCAAGTTAGAATTGAACAGGCAAAGCAAAAAGAAGAATGGAATAAAGGAAATAAATATGCTTAATGTAGAAAGATTTGATAAAATATCTTACTACAAAAATGTTATAGAAAATACAGAATATTTAATTAATTTAATAGAGTCATCAGATAAACATTTAACTAATTCTACAAGTATTCCAGTGTGGCAAGAATGGGTTGCTAGCGGAGATGAAGAATATGTTTTTGGATATCAAAAAAGATTTAATAACTCTGTTGAAACCGACACAGATCAAGAAATACAAAAAATAAATTCTATTCTTAAAAAAGCAATAGTGGAATCGTCAGAAGATTATTCAAAACACTATTCAATAAATATAGGTAGCCTAATGCCCTTATCTATTAGTAAATATTCTACTGGAAAATCAATGGGTCCACATGTTGATGATTATAACAATGGAGAAGACCCTAATATATCAGTAGTGCTATATCTTAATGATAATTATGAAGGCGGAGAAATTAATTTCCCAAATCAGGATGTAACAATAAAGCCAGAATCAGGAAGCATTGTAATATTCCCATCCGTAGAGCCTTACTACCATCAGTCATTACCAGTTATTTCTGGAATTAAATATATGTCTCCTGGATTTTGGCGTAAAACCGACAAGGTGGTATAATTTAAAAATGGCCACTATTTCAAATGATAAAAACTGGAGATTTCCAGATTACACAGACTCCCCAGATATCCCAAGAGATATTTCTTATTTAGCTGCAGATATTTCTGAATATATAGATTCTCATCCTGGTCCAACTGGCGCAACTGGTGCGACTGGTGCGACTGGTGCAACGGGGCCATCAAACGTTTTATCTGTAGGCACAGTAACAACTGGAAATCCAGGATCAAACGCTTTAGTTACAATTGCAGGCACATCACCAAGCCAGACAATAAGTTTTATAATTCCTCGTGGAGATACTGGTGCGACTGGCGCAACTGGTGCAACTGGCGAACAAGGTATTCAAGGTGTACAAGGTATTCAAGGCGAACAAGGTATTCAAGGTCTTAAAGGCGACAAAGGAGATACAGGTGAAACTGGCGCAACTGGCGCAACTGGACCAACTGGACCACAAGGAAGTCAAGGTATTCAAGGAATTCAGGGAGCACAGGGAGAACAAGGAACTGGCGTTAACATACTTGGCTCTTATGCAAACTTAACAGCACTACAAACAGCACACCCTACTGGAAACCCTGCAGATGCATATTTAATTAATAATGATTTATATGTTTGGTCACAGTCAACATCTTCTTGGATAAATGTTGGAACAATAAGAGGTCCGCAAGGAGATCAGGGAATACAAGGTATTCAAGGTCTTAAAGGCGACAAAGGAGATACAGGTGAAACTGGCGCAACTGGTGCGACTGGCGCAACTGGCGAACAAGGTATTCAAGGAATTCAAGGAGTACAAGGAGTACAGGGTGAAACTGGAGCAGCGGGACAAGATTTAGTTTCAGTATTTACAATTGAACAAAAATCTTCATCTTACACAGTAATATCTTCAGATCTTGGAAAGCTAATAGAAATGTCAAGCGGAGGAACTATAACCGTACCGACAGACTCAGAAATATTTGCTGTAGGATCAACAGTTGATATTGTTCAAACTGGTTCATCTCAAGTCACAATTGTAGGAGACACTGGAGTAACAGTAAACTCTACTCCTGGATTAAAATTAAGATCACAATGGTCGTCTGCAACGCTAATAAAAAGAGGAAATAATCTTTGGGTTGCTGTTGGCGATTTGAGCGCCTAAAATGCCAAAATCAAGCCGTGGTAAACACGGAGTAAGAAAAACTTCCGTTCCAAGTGTTACTGGACAATCTTATACAACCGCAGAAACATTTTTAACAAATTTAGGATTTTTATATTTATTTACTACAACAAATACTTCTACAGAATCAGATAATTTAAAAATATATTCACAAGGATTATCTAGTGGCACAGTAGTTCCACTTGGAACCCAAATACCAATGCAGTATTATGTATTTACAGGACCTTACTTCCCACCGTTTTTCCCATTCTTTCCTTACTTCCCACCGTTCTTTCCTTACTTCCCACCATTCTTTCCTTACTTCCCACCGTTCTTTCCTTACTTCCCACCGTTCTTTCCTTACTTCCCACCGTTTTTCCCATTCTTTCCTTACTTCCCACCGTTCTTTCCTTACTTCCCACCGTTCTTTCCACCAAGATTCGGTCCTTATTTCCCACTGAATTGCGTAGATGGAGATACTTTAATATTAACTAGCGAAGGCACAAAGCCAGCAAGAGAAATTAAAGTTGGAGATAAATTGTTAACAGTTGATTCTAGATCATTATCTGATCAAAACAACAAGTCTCCTCTTGAGATAAATGTTAATAATTTAAACATAACCAACATGGTATATACAAATGTAACTAATTTAATAGTCTCAGATAAGCAAGACAGAGTTTACTTTAATGAAAACAAAGAAGCTCAATTTACAGAGACTCACCCAATATTTGTAAAGCGTAATAACGAATATCGTGTAGTCGAGGCAGGCACAGTCCAAGAGGGAGATATATTAATAAATATAAATCTAAATGAATTAAATAAAGGAATAGACATATCTAAAGTAATATCTGAAAATGAAGTAATTAAAATAAATAAAATTACTCTAGATGTTGCAAAAGATGTATACACATTTAGTTGCGATCCACATAACTGGTACTTTGCAGGAAACATATTAACTCATAATAAATAGTTTGGAGATTGATAACAAATGTCATATAGGCTTAAAGTATTAAAAGACAATCCGCTAGGATTTTGGCAGCTAGACGATTTAGCCATAAATCCATCTTTTGACTTTACTGACATTTTAGAAAAATTTAATACGTATCAAGACTTATTAGACGCATACCAAGAATACGGAAATATTAATTATCTCGCAGAAGATAGCTCTGGATGTGCTAACTATGGATTATATGTAGGAGATTTTAACAATAGCTCAAAACATTTTCCTTTATCTCCTGGTGGCAATTATTCCGTAGAGATAACCTCAGATAAAAGCATAAACTTTCCAATTGTTAATAGTTATTATAAAGAAAATGCTTCTGGTGGATTCGGAACAGCATCCTATGGAGATAATGATTTTACACTAGAATGTTGGGTGAGTACACAGATAAACGATACTGCCCTAACTACAATATTTGCAGATAACTCAAAAGGAATTGGCATATTTTATGAAAAAGGAAATATAGTTTTTAAATTAGATCAAGAAAGATTAGAATATACTCTACCCATTACAAATAAAGCAATTCATATTGCTTGTGTTTATTTAGTTACAGAAGCTCATATATATATAGATGGCAATTTGCGGGTAAGTAAATTGATATCATCTAATCCATTTACAAATACTGAAATATTATTAACTACTGGTCCTACAGAAGACGTAGCAGATAAATTTTTAATAGATGATGTAGCTATTTATAGATATGGTCTATCAAATACAAAAATATTAGACCACTACTCTAATGACAGCTACACAAGTCCAGTACAGATATCTCAAGTAGACAATGGAGAACTTTTTGAATTCTATGATACAGATATTAGTAAAGTTTTTTCATACTCGTATCCATTTAATAGATCGTGGCAAGAATTAATAACAGAAGATTTATACTATGACCAAACAAATCAATATATTCAAATAAAAAAAGGAGAGGCTTTAACCAGTAAAGTTGTTGTTTTGCAGGATACTATATACCTGCCAGCAGCTACAACAATGGACTCTTCTAAAATAGACTGGTTTGGAGACAATGGAATAGTTGTTGAAACCAGTTCAGACGGAGTAAATTATTCTACATGTGCAAATGGAGAATCTATCCCACAATACAAAAGCTCACAATTTAATAGCAGCAGGGTTTTAAATATAAAAATAACAATAACCTCCACAGACATTTCTAAATATTTGCCCAAATTATATTATCTAAATATTAGTTTTTATAACAATCAAATTATGTATTCTAAAAATGGATCAGGATATGTATCAAAAATTGAAAATTTAGATTATAATTTAGGATCAAATAAATATCCAGTTATATCTAGAGACCCAAGAAATGGAGTTCTTGTACAATCTAATTCTGGATTTAATATAAATATTACAGAATTAAAGCAATCTATAGAATTTTTTTATACTCCATATTCTTTAAATAAAAGCCTGCTTGTTAGCTCTATTTTAAATGGAGGTGGGGCATCCAGTGAATATTCATGGAATACAAATGGATCAATTAATAAAACAAATATATCCTCTATATATGTTAATGGAGTAGATGTATCCGCCCAGACCCTAATATCTAATATATTTAAGGTAAATGATATACATCATGTTGTTATTAATTTCACAGCCCCAATATATGGGGTAGTTACAGTAAATTATAAATCATCTGGGTCAGTAAAATCTTTATATCAATATATGTCATTTTATAATGGATTATTAGATTATAATAAGATTATTAATCATTATGATTTATATACTTCTAGGCAGTCTTACCAAACCAGCGGATCTTCCATAACCTTGTCCGAAAATTCAGTAAACCTATATAATAATGACTGGCTTGTGATACAAAACTCATAATATTGTCAATTGTCTTGACAAAATATGGACTTTAACCACAAGTAATGGTAGAATTAATACCTAATGGATATTAAAAATGTTAATCAAAAAGTAATAGAGGAAACAACTCTAGGAATATACGTGTGGGAAATGCCAGACGGAAGATGGATTGGCGATGACGATGGAAATTTTTTATCAATAACATCTAAAAAAGGTAATCGGTCAAAAATAGACTTGCTAGCCAGAGAAGTAAGATCATTTGGAATATATGAAGGTCAGCCTAAATTTTTATCAGGTAGACGTAAAATTGATGATGAAGAATTTGAACACCAAAAACAAAGATTAGATTGGGGTCTAACACCAGATCCGCTAGATATTGGAGTGTACAAAGATTCAATTAAAAATGGAGGAAAACCTTAATGGAATTTATTAATGACGATACAGAGTTTGTTCAAAATATAAATATATCAAATTCTGCTGATTGGGTAAGATTTAATAGCAAAGAAGTTGTAGTAGATAATGACCCATTTAATATTGGAGAATCGGAATTAAAAAAAGTTAATGGCCTTAGCACTAATTTTAGACGAAAAATGTCTAGAGAGTTTTCAAAAAGACTTATTGGTCAAGACGGAACTGGAACGCAACAAAACTTATTGCAACAAGCAGTTACTGGATACGCAATGTTTGATTTGGTTCAACCAGTCTATAACCTAGAATACCTTTCAAAAATTTATGAAATATCACCGTACAACTACGCAGCAATTAATGCAAAGGTTGCAAATATTGTAGGACTTGGGTATACATTTGTAGAAACAAAAAAAGCAAATGATGCTTTAGACAATATTTCAGACGACAAACAATTAGATAGAGCACGTAGAAAATTAAACAAGCTTCGCCAAGATTTAGATAATTGGCTAGAAGAAACAAATGAAGAAGAAACATTTACAGAAACATTAATTAAAGCCTATACAGATTTAGAAGCTACGGGTAATGGATTTATTGAAATTGGTAGAACTACTTCAGGAAACATAGGATATGTTGGACATATCCCAGCAAAGACCATGCGTGTTCGTCGTTTGCGTGATGGATTTATTCAATTGTTATACGGAAAGGCCGTATACTTTAGAAATTTCGGTGATCAAGAAACTCCTAATCCAATAGCCGACGGAACAGATAGACCAAATGAAATTATTCATTTAAAGAAATATACACCAATGAACAATTACTATGGCCTTCCAGATATAGTCGCAGCACAAACATCAATGGCTGGCAATGAGTTTGCTGGTAAATATAATTTAGATTATTTTGAAAATAAAGCAGTTCCAAGATATGTAATTACTGTTAAGGGCGCAAAGCTCTCACCAGAATCTGAAAGAAAACTATTGGAGTTTTTTCAAGTAGGGCTAAAGGGTAAAAACCACAGATCATTATATGTACCACTTCCACCAGACAGTCCAGACTCAAAGGTTGAATTTAAAATGGAGCCAATTGAGGCAAACTCTCAAGAGTCTTCATTTAATGTTTATAGAAAAGCAAATAGAGATGAAATACTATTAGCCCATAGAGTTCCTATAAATAAAATAGGAGTTCCAGAAGGAATTAGTTTAGCGTCTGCTCGTGATGCAGATAAAATGTTTAAAGAGCAAGTATGTAGACCAGCACAAGATATTTTAGAGAAAAAAATAAATAGAATTATTTCAGAAAAAACAGATGCATTAATTCTTAAATTTAATGAATTAACTTTAACAGATGAGGACACTCAGTCTAAAATTGATGAGCGATATTTAAGAATGCAAGTAATTACCCCAAATGAAGTTAGAATTAGAAAAGGTATGGTTCCTAGAGATGGCGGAGATGATGTTGTTGATTTAAAAGCCCAGGGAGCGGCAGAGCAAAGAGCCCAGGCTGGTAATTCAAGACAAAGAACTCAGGAGAGATCTGCAAATTCCCCCGATATTTCTGGGGAGGCCAGAAATCCAAAAGGTGAGGGTAGAACCACAGCTTAATTATTAGGCAACTAGTTATTTGCCTTTTTATGTATACAAAGATAAAATTAAGCATATGAATATCGAAAAATCTTATTGGTCCAGTAATGGCGATGATATTAATTTATCTATTCCTTTCACAAAAGTCAATCGTGAAAAGAGAACAGTTTCTGGTTTTGCAACACTAGACAACATTGATCAAACAGGAGATGTTGTAACCGCAGAAGCAAGCTTAAAAGCTTTTGAAAGTTTTAGAGGCAATATCAGAGAAATGCATTCATCCAATGCAGTTGGCAAAATGGTTTCATTTAAACCAGAAACTTATTATGATACAAAATCAGGTGAATTTTATAATGGAGTATATGTAGATGCATACATATCAAAAGGCGCACAAGATACCTGGGAAAAAGTTTTAGACGGAACTCTTCAAGGATTTTCAATTGGCGGAAAGATTGTAGATTCAGAAAACGAAGTAAATAAGTCTACAGGAAATCCAGTAAGATTTATTAAAGAATACTCATTAATAGAATTGTCAGTTGTAGATTCACCAGCAAATGAATTATGTAATATTTTATCTATTCAAAAAATGAATGGACAATTAATTTTTAAAGGAATAGCAGCAGATACTATTACGGAAAATATTTTTTATTGTGAAGATAGTGATTCCGTATTTATGTCAACAGAAGCAACCTATACCTCACCAGTAACTGGCAAACTAGCAAGTTTAATTGGCTGGGTAGAAACTAACGATGTTAACAAAGCAAAAGAAATAGATAAAATTCTTGCTTCATTTAAGAAGTCAAGATTTACGTTGCCTGAAACACAAATAGCAAAACAGGCAAACGCAAAAGGAGGTAATGAAGTGTCAGAAAACACAGAAACAGTAGCAGTTGAAGAAACTGCTCCAGTAGAAGTTTCAATCCCTGCAGAAGCAGTAATTGAAAAAGCTGTTACAGAAGATGTAGTAGCAGATGCTTCTGCCGAAATCGTTGAAAAAGCAGCAGACGTCTCAGAAGTCGTCGTTGATGAACCTGATTTTGCAAAAATGTTAGGTGACCTAAAAGGCTTTTTCTCAGAAACTCTAAGCAAGGCTTCAGAAGCAAATGCAGCACAAGTTACAACTATTAAAGAAACAGTTGAATCTTTTAGCAAGAGCGTAGAAACCAGAATCTCAGAGTTGGCAGAACAACACTCAGAACTCAACAAAACTGTTGAGAACATCAAAAACACGATTGATGGTGTAGAAAAGCGTGTCGATGCAGTAGAATCAGAGACTGCAATTAAGAAGTCCTCAGACCTTGGCGGGTCTCAGGAAGTAAAAATCCAAAAATCAAAATGGAATGGTTCTTTCCTCGGTTCCGTAAACGAACTATTTAAATAAAGGGTAGGTAAATAAATTATGAGCAATGAATTATTAGAAAAGGCAATTGCAACTGGCACAACAGCCACAGGCACTTTTGCTTCAACAACTGGAGGAGAAGGAATTCACACAGGGTCAGAAAATGGCAATGGTGGATTACTTAATCCAGAACAATCAGCTCGATTTCTAGACTACATGTTCGACGCAACCGTAATTGGTAAAGTCGCACGTACCGTTAGAATGAAATCTGATACAACTGAAATTGATCGCATGGGCGTAGGCGAAAAGCTTATGAAACTTGCGACAGAAGGAGATGACGCAAACAGTGGAAACTCTGCTGTGACATTCTCAAAAATTTCTTTGACAACAAAGAAGTTACGTCTAGATTGGGAACTTTCAACTGAGTCTCTAGAAGACAACATTGAAGGTGCAGATCTAGAAGATCATATTGCACGCTTGATGGCAACACAGGCTGGTAACGATATTGAAGACTTGGTTCTTAACGGAAACACAGCTCTATCATCTGATCAACTTTACAAAGCATTTGACGGAACAGTTAAGCTTGCAAAAGCAAACGGTCACGTAGTAGATGCAGGTGGAGCCGCAATTAGTCGTGCTACATTTAATAGCGCATTAAAGGCACTTCCACGTAAATACAAGCAACGTCGTACAGACCTTCGCTTCTTGTCAGGTTCAAACTTGATTCAAGATTACTTATACTCAGCATCATTACTTGGTGCAGATGGATCAGCTAACCCACAAGATATCGCTTCAAGCGTTATCCGTGGAGGCGTACAGCCACTAGGCGGTCCAGCAGGATACGTAGCACCTTTCGCATTTGGTATTCCAATTGTTGAAGTTCCGCTACTAAGCGAGACACAAACTGGCTCATACTCAGGAGCAACAGGATCACACGGTGACGTCCACTTGACATTCCCAAATAACGTAGTTATTGGTATCAAGCGTGATGTAACTGTATACCGATTCTTCTGGCCAAAGAAGGACTCAATCGAGTACACAATGTATACTCGTGTTGGTGTTCAAATTGAGCAAGCAGATGCTTGGGTAGTAGTAAAGAACGTTAAGATTGCTTCCTAATTAGGAATTAATCTAAATAAAAGCCCCCAATTAATTTTGGGGGCTTTTCATTTGAATTTAGTAATGATATAATTAAAGAACTAGACTAAGGAGAATATATGTCATTTGAGACATTAAAACTATCTGAGATAAAAAAAATAGCCGAAG